GGGGAACACCTGTCGTGCCAGACTTAGTGCTATTGCTAACCAAAAACGCACCGCCCACAGTCGCTGTGGCGTTAATGGTAAACGATGCTGGAGAAGCAGAGTTAGTCTGTACCGATGGGTTGGCTGTAGTAGCTGTTCCGAAAGTAGCCACAGGGCGTGTAGCATTGCTGTAAGGAACGATTTCAGTCCAACCAGCATGAGATGCCATTGTGTCTCCAGCAGCAGGGCTGTTAGAAGCCGCAGCGCCGTACAGTCCAATATACCAAGCAGCGGTATATGCAGAGCCTTTGAAGTACTGGGCGTTCATGTCTTGTAAACCTTCGTTTACCACTAGGTTAGGGCAACGTGCTTCCCACTTCAGATTTCCATCTGCGTCAAGACACTGCATGGTGTAAACACCTTTGGCAGTTGCCGAATCCCCGGTGCTGTTGGCTTGCGTTAATGCGCTTGCTACTGCGTCTAGACCGTGTGCTTTTTCGTTGGACATATCAAACTCCTAGTTAGAACTGCGAATTAACGCTGAAGTGGCTGTATTGGCTGGCATTGTGATGGTAAACGTACCGGTAGATGTTTTATCTGACCCAAAATCTAACACCGCAATGGACTTATTTCCTTGGCTGGCATTGTAAATCAAGGCACACCGTGCTGTCACGGATGTTGACCAAGACGTATTGGCCCAGTTAACGTAGACCGTGTACCCAGAAGTATTAAGTGCTACCCCGGTCATGACCTCGCCACCTGCTGTATAGCCTGACGCTACAACCTCATTGAGGGTGGTATATACCGTGGTAGTCTCATCAAGGTTAGCATCAGCCGTGTAGAGGGCAATCTTAATGGTGTCCGTCAGCAGGTTGTGTACCGCTTGGTACACCTCTGCTTTAAACGAAGTTGTCTGGGTTTGGACGATCATGTGACTGCCTGACGATACTGACCACTACGATACGCATCCTGACGCTCAAGGCCATCGCCAAGTCGTTTAGCCAGCATTAACGCTTCCTTGTACTTGCCATCGTAAAGAGCAACCATGTCAGCCTCACCCTTCATATAGGTGATTGCTTCCACCAACGACCCATAGAGCAACACGGAATCAAAGTTGTCGCCCAACCATGTAGTTAACGCGGTGGTAATGGACTCAGGGTAATAGTAGTAATGTAGTTCTGCGTAGTACTGTGCATCTGGCGTTGGGCCAAGAATAAACGACAACTCATTGGTCGGTACAGGTGGGTTACCCGCAGTTGTAGTAGGCCCGAACAAAGCGTAGTACTTAGGTAGGGCTGTATCCGCAGGGGTTGGGTACGCTTCACGAATGAAGTTAACATCCTTGTTCAGCAAGTAATGGTACGTCTCCGTAGCCGTTCCGTAGCCCTCAATCACCGCTAACGAATAAGGCGAAAGGAAGTCACTGGGGCAAGACAGGTACTTGTTGTTGGTTGACAAAATACCCGTTACGTTCTTACGTATTGAAGGGAACTGAATGGTGTTGTAAATGCGCTGCTCTGCCTGCGTTATGAACGTATTCATATCCGTAGTTGGGAATGTGTTCTCCGTGTAATCGGAGATAGCAACCACTAGAGCAGCGTAGTTCATGCCATTGGGCCTCGTGCCATTACACCTTTAGTAGCTGCGCCTGTGCCACGGATTTTAATTCCATCGGTCTTAGTTGGCTCGTTACCAGCGGATTTACTGATGTTGCCTACGCTTACGTCAAACGAGTCTAACTTGCTGCGGTTAGGTTCTTTGCCGGGATTCTCAGCAACGGTGACACCCTTGCCTGACATAGTGTGGGGTTTAGCGTAGAGGCTGGCAGGGCCAACTTCTTTACCCATGCGTTTCATGCTTTGTGTTGCCATATTAGCCTCGCTTTTGATTAGCTACTTTAGCTAGACCACGGCCTAGCTTCAGCATTTCTTCATTGGTCTTGCCGCCTTTGCTACCTTTTCCACCATGCTGAATGCCAACGGAAGGGCCGCTATCGCCAAGATTTTTGCCTTTGGTTTTACCTTTTACAGTAACGCCATCTGCAGCTTTTGTGTATGCCATGATTAACTCCTATGAAACCGTAAATTGATTTGACTTGCTTTGGTTGTGCTTTGCGGGTATGACTTGCAAATTGTACGGGGTATGCAGCCCAGACACAAGTTTTCCTTGTAAAGGAACGATATGGTCAACTTGCCAAGAAAAACCAAACAACTTGGTACGAAGCGCTGCCAATTCATAAGCCTGCTCAATCATCCAGTGATCGTCTTGCGTTAGCCACTTTGGCGTTTGCATCCTTTTGGATAACTGGTGTTTACGACTCCAAGCATTTGTTTTTGCCGGGTATTGAGCGCGATATTTTCGTGCTGCTTCTTTGGCTGCTTCAGCATTGACCAAATATTCTGCTTTGCGGAATTGAACTTTTCTTTCTGGGTTTTGCTCTCGCCAAAGTTTTGTTTTTAAAATTGAGGCTTCTCTTGTTCGTGCGTAGTACGCTGCTCTTCGAACTTTAAAATAACTTTTTCGGCAATCCAAACATTGGCATCTCTGTAACTCAAACTGGTTTACAGGCTTATTTTCTTTACAAACAGTGCAAGTTTTCATGATACCGTTATCGTAACATTTCCGACACTCGTGGTTGCAACTAGGTAGTTTGGGGTTAGAGAGGCGTCAAAAAAACTAGACCCACCAACAGGGTTCCAATTCCACTGAATATCCCTAGATCCACCACTATTGTATCCGTCAGTCATCTGTCCGGAAACAAAATATGTGGTATCTCTACGAGGATTCCTCAAAGCTTGAGGATCATCTACAGGATACATACCCAACTGGAGTTGTGGCTGATCTGGATCCCAGCAACTCTTGCAGACCAAAAGGTCATAGACCTTGGTCTTAATAATCTCTTTTTTCAGGTCAACAAGTTTAAACTGCGCCCCGCATCTATCGCAGATTGCAATCGCCTTCTTACCTGAAGCAAACCTATTAGCCATTTAAATGTAAGTCTGTCGAGGAACAAACCGCAAGGCGGCTGTTTCACGGTCTTCTGTTGAAGCTAATTCCCAAGCTTCGTCATACTGCATTTTTAAGATCTCTAGGCGCTGTGCCCCGTTGGGCACTTTTAACGCTAAATAATAGGCAAGCCCTGCAACCATGCAAGGTAAAAACCGGAATGGAACGTCCATAGTGTTTACACCGCTTCCGGCATCGTCAACACGGCGCATACGGTAGTAAACAAGCTGGTAGGTTGTTGTGTTGTCTGGGGTAGGCCAGACTGTTACGGCTGGTGGGCGAGTCCAATAAACTGGAGTTGTTACGATATGGGTAGCTGCTGCGGTATCTTGCTGTGCCCTGCCGCAAAAGTTCAGAGTTCCGGCTGTGCCACCTGTGGAGGTAACTGAGCTATAGCTGATGATTTCGTTGTCTAGCTTTACAAATCCTGCTGATGGCAGGGGATTTATGTTGCTTAAAGCAATTGTTGAATCTGTTGCTGTGACTGCCGTGGTGACGGTAGAGGCAACTAAATTGGTCTGACCGTCCATTCTTTGAATCCAAATCTGGATCGGGCGAGCCTGTTGCAGCTTGTTTGGAATGGTTGCATAGGTAGAAACACTGATCCGGGTGATTGTTAGATCAGCCTGAGTCGCCACGGAGTTAGCGCCTGTGCGTATAAGATGCTCTAAAAGGTCTACGGTGTCGTCAGGTAGCGCATATGTGCTAACGCCGGGTATTAGCGTGATCGTGCCTTGTTCAAACGTCCACATGTTGACACCACGATTAGACCAGTCTGCAAATAGAAGATTCAAACTTCGTCTAGCTGTCTTTAGGTCATAACCGGAACGAAGCTCGGAACCAGCACGTTCAAATGCTTCCTCAACAATTTCTGTGAGTTCTAAATTGAATGATGTGGTTCCGGAGGTTGCCATTGTTATTTCCTTGCCGTTTTAGCGGCTTGCAAGAAAGCTGCGTTAGTAGGAGCACCTTTAGCTCCCGGCTTACGCATTTTTTCTCCACGCGCTCTTTTGGCATGAATGTTCGCGTACAAACCCACTTTACCGCCATCTGCGTATTGTGTAAACGCAGTGTCGTCTCGGCGGGCTTTCTTAATTGCTGATGGCATTTTAGAGGGGTTAATGTCACCCATGCCACGGCTGGACATCATTTTTTTCCTTTCGACATTCCGCCGCCACACATGGCAATCATCTTACCTTTTGTCTTGCCACGGGACTCGATACCGCCGCCACGGATGGATCCGCCCTTGGCTTTTTTTACCACTGGTTCATCCACAGGGACTGAGTCAGGGTACATCTTGGCCTTTGCCTGCTTTGGCTTGGCTACAGGCTCGTCCACTGGGACATCTTTAGGGTATTTCATTTAGCACATCTTTCCACGAGTTTTGCCCCGTTGAGCAATACCGTCACCACGACTAGAGGCGGAAGAAACTGAGCCACCAGAAGCCATCTTTTTAACGGCTCCGCCTTTTTTCATGCCGCGAGACTCACGTTTCATCTCATTAGCAGCTTCGTTTTGCTTTTGGATTACGGCTCGTCCATCCGACTTGTAGTATGAACCACGTCCATTACCAGCTTCGCCAGAACGTAGGAACTTGGAAGCAGCGTCTTCATCACGCTGTGCCATAGCCATATCAGTGCCAGATTCACTCATCTGCTTACCAAGTTCGTCGCGTTCAGACATATCTGGCTCGCTAGAACGACTGCCTCGACTTCTGCTTTTTTCAGAGTCGGCGGTAATTGGATCTGCACGTTTAAACGCAATAGGAGAACCTTTACGGGTCAATCCACGTTTGTCATTGAGGTAGTCTCGTAAATTCGTAAAGCCAGAATCTTCTAGCTCTTTTTTACTGACGGTTGGAGCTTTAGCCATTAGCACATCCCACCTTTCTTCATGGTGACTTGCTTACCTTTGGTTAAACCGCGTTGGGCTACGCCATTAGCATCTTTACGGAATGTGCCGCCACCAGCCAATTTAGTCATGGTCGAACCTTTGTGTAAACGGCCTTCGTGTTTGTTCACAGCCTTCTGCATCATGGATTTGTCTTGTTTCATGTCGGCTTTACCGCCTTCGGCTTTACCGTCTTTTTTCTTAGCTATCATTGCCATGAAGCCGGGGTTCATTTTAGAAGCCATAGTATCACCACCTTTAGAAAATTTACGGCCTTTATCGGCCTCGTTAAAGTCTTTTCCCACGGACTGCGGGATTCCTACTTTCTTAGCAAACGATGGCGAATTGGCTATCGCAGCCATGAAATTATGTTGCTTTTTAGAGCTACTTGGCATCATTTTCCCGCTTGAATAAGCTGGTCAATTTTTGCTTCAAGCTTGTTAAAGCGTTGGTCAATGTGGTCAGTAATTCGTTGAACTTCTGCTTGAGTAACTGTATCACGGGCAATCTCCTCGCGGGTTATGTTTAAAAGACGTTCGACACGCTTAGTGTCTTCGCCAATTTCTTTCATTTGAGCAAACTTTTCTTTGACGAATAGGCCAAAAACCCCCATCACAACAGAAAGTACTGCCGACCAAATTGTGCTTAGTTCCATATCAGCACATCTTCCCACGGGTTTTGCCACGCTGGGCTATACCATCGGCACGACTAGAAGCGGAGGCAACTTTTCCGCCATTTTTCAAATTATATGGATTAGAAGGTTTCTTTTTTGTAGAGGCACTAGAACGAGGCGCATCACGATTAAGAAGTTTATTAAAATCAATATCCTCCCTATCAACCTTATTCATCGGTGTCATTCCGGGATCATCACCAAAAGTACTGCCGCGACCATCTCGACGTGGAGTCATTCCGGGGTCTGTATCTTTTTTGGATTTAATTGCTTCCATTAAACCATTGATAATTTCATCTTCTTTATTAGCCATTTTTTACCTCAGCACTTCCATCTAGCTAGTGAAGCAGCCTTACGGGTAGGCTTGCCTTTTTCGTCCTTCATTGGACCGGGCATACCAGACATACGCGCACAGAATGACTTCTTGCGAGCACCGCCTTGCGGCTGTGGCGCTTTGAGGTTTGATCCTGTGGCTTTATTGTAAACAGCACGTCCTTTGGCAGTCAGCCCAGCCCCCTTAGAGACCGGCAGCTTCTCACCGCGACCTACTGCAAGGGATGGGGTTTTCTTAGCCATAAAACACCGTAGCTGAAACAGAGCCGCCAACGCCTACAAACATGCCGTTACTGCAAAGTATCCCCTCGCCGGGAATCTTAATTGGTAAACCAACAATGTTGTACGTATCAAGTTCTAACAAAATGCTGCTGTAAAACGTCACCGCTCCGCTAGTTGCTGTCGATGCGGCAGTTGTTACAGTAAAAACATTTGCGTTGGTCTTGGTAACTGCGTAAACCCCGTCCACTGCTGTGCCAGTGGTAAAGTCCATAAAGACTCTATCGCCTGTTTCTAGCCCGTGCGCTGTAATTGTTACCGTAACAGTGGTACTAGCTGCAGTTCGAGCATATGTGCCCGTCTTGGATACAGTAGGGTCAGCCACAGCCGAACTACGCAATGAAGCCGTAGCAGGGGATACCGTGATTGCTTTGAGGCGCACACGGCTAGTAGTAACAACCTTGGACGTTGTTGCGTGGTAGGACAGGACATCAGTTTGCATGGTCATAATGCAGCCCTATCCGTAAAATATGGTCGTTGTTACTGTAGCAGCAGGAAGAAAGACATAAATGCCTGCAGAGGCTAATATTCCTTCGCCGGGGATTAACGTGTAGAACGAGGTTCCAGTAGCGCAATCAATCTCAGTAAGAACATCCTGATACAACGTTACAGCACCGCTGGTTGTTAGCACACCTGTAGTTACAGTAAATGTACTTGTAGTCGGAGCAGTTACAACAGTGTAGGTGTCCGGTACAGCAGTGCCAGTGGTAAAGTTTAAGACAACTCTATCGCCTACAGCAAGCCCATGATTAGCGTAAGTTACAGTACAAACTGTAGTTCCGGGGATGTCATAAGTAGCGGCCTCCGGAATATTGTTTGCAAACGTTATATTTAAGGTGGATGTTGTAGACGGAGAAACTACAACCCCTTTCAGGCGGGTGCGATATGCAACAGCTACACCTGTTTCGGTGTTGTGATACGACTTTACGTCATATTGCATCATAATCAATCTCCTGTAATGCGGGGGCCGAAGCCCCCAAGATTAATTAAGCTGTGCGTGTAAACACGTAAGTTGTTGGGCTGGAGAACATGATGGTAAAACGACCAAGACCTGTTGCGCCAGCAGTAATAGTCAAGTCACCAAAACTGCCAGCAGTGTCTACGGCGGCAGAAGACAAAATACCATTGACAGCAACAGCAATGGTCACATTGCTTGCACCACCGGTGTTATCAACGTACAGGTCCATAACAGTCCCTGCAGTTGCACCAAGAGCAGTGCCAAGAGCAGTGCCGGTAGGCAAAGTAATAACTGTTGATGCGGCTGACGTAGAAGTGATGTAGCCAGTAGCAACTTGGGCAGCAGTCGCTGTAGTTGTTGCGTTAATAGCAGCAGTTGTTGGGTGATTCTGATCTGTATAAACCAGATTTGTTGCTGTTACAGTTGTAGCCGCTAAAGTTGTTACGCTAGTAGCAGTGCCAAGGGTAGCTGTAACAGTGACTGCGCCAGTTGTTGCGTTGGTAGAGATAGATTGAAAGCCATTTTCCGAGCGAACTGGGCCATTGAATGTGGTATTTGCCATGATATTTCCTTACATACAAGTTAGGCGCATTAGTCTGTATGTAGTCAGCCGGGACTGTCTAATGCACCGGAAAGCCCGGATTAGCTGAAATATAGCACGTTGTTTAAATGTGTGCAAGCAATAAAAAAGGCCCCCGAAGGAGCCTTTTCTACAAGCACAAGGGCTTAGGACGAACCGGGTGAGCCGAACATTCCGAGTGGGTCACTCCAACCGAAGCTATAACGCTCGCGGGCTTTGTAACGTACATTTCCGGTGTCGAAATCACCATCCATTGAGTTGGTCAATGCAGTACGCTCGAAATGCTTCAAGCCGTTAGGCACGTCAGTAGTCAAATACCAACCGTTTGTGTCGGTCAGGTAGTGATTAACGCAATAGCCTTCAGGGATCGAACCATTGTTCTTCAATGCATTGATATCGTTGTCAGCAGTACCAACACGGAGGTTAGTGTCCAACAAACGAGTAGCAACGAACATCAAAGATGGAGGAACGATCAGCTTACGAGGTTTGGCAGCGATCAACAGACCCTTTTCATCCACCCAAGCGGCGATCTGAATAACGGCGGCTTCCAAGGAAGTCTCGTTTAAGTCAGCGCCAGTTGTGGGACGATTGCTGTTGGTTCCACCGTTAACCAGTGGGTGTGCAGTGCTAAACAAAGGTACGCCGTCGCCGCCGTAGTACTGAGACGAGTTAGTGAAGCCGTTGTTGATAACAGCAGCAGCCTTAACTTGCTTAGTGTACGCCATAGCGCGAGCCAAAGCCTTGGTGTAACGAGCAGACAGTGAGTCATACAAGTTATCTTCTACAGCTTCTTCAGTGATGGAGAAACCAAGAGCGATAGTTTCGTGGTTGTAGCGAGCCGTGAACGCTTCCTGTGCATTGTCATAAGCAATGGCAGAACCTTCGTTCTTGACTGGTGCTGCACCGAAACCGGCAAGCTTGGTCTCTTCTTCAAAGCTACGCTCAGATGCCTCTGTTTCGTAGATCTCTTTATGCTCTTCGCCGTAGCGAGCGTATTCCAAACCGAACAATGCGTTCAATCCGGGGAGCAGTTCTTTAAGTAGTTGTGCGCGTGAAATAGCCATGATTTAGCTCCTTACAAACCGACGTTGTTTAAATACGAGTGAGCACTGGGGTTGAACTTAACCAACACATCAGTGAACGCATCGCCGATTGCCGAGAAGCCTTGAACCTCAACAAAGCCCACAATACGGAAAGCCGCAGCAGTGGTTTGCACTGTAGCGTCCAAAGCGCTGGTTGAGTTACCAGTTGTAGTGGAACCTGTGCTGGTGCTTTGTACAGCGGCAAAGAAGGTGTTAGTGCCCAAAACGGATTGAGCGCCAGAACCATCTAGCTGTGCTTGGAACGCAACGCTTGGGTCAGTAATAACCTTAGCTGTTACCACACCGGTTGTGCCGGAGGGGTAGTACTGAGAGTTAATCACTTGACCTTGTGCATTGACGTACTGGCAACCGACGAAAACGCCGATTGCACCGATGCCGCTGCCGCCAAGGTTGTTGGTCGTAATGTCTGCACCAGTGGCGGTAGAGATAGCTAAATAGCCGTCCGCGCCAATAATGACCACCTGACCATAGAAAATATTGGTGGCTTCGCCAGCAGGGTCAATCAGAAAAGTCTGAGTTGCACCAGCATAAGGCATGCCATCAATACGGTTAATGGGACGTAGCCCATAGGGAGAAGCTGTAGCTGCCATTTAAGGACTCCTAAAAATTAAGATAAACCTGCACCGCCACGGGTTGAAGAAGACTTGCGGTCTGCAAACAACGGCATACGCGGATCATTTTGTCGTAAAAATGTATTGTCAACCGATTCCATCTGAGATCTAGCTTGCTGGTTATAGTAAGTATCCATAGCTTCTGCGAGGTCTTCTGGAATTTTGCAAAGCATCAATCCACCAACCTCAACATTACCTGTCTTCTCACTAGGAGCAAGCATTAATTCCGGATGATCCACTGCCTTTACCGGAACCCATTTATCACGCATCTTTCTAGAAACGTTTGTTGGATCCGCCTGACCAAGAACATGTGTCGCAATCCAGCGAAACCTGTATCCGGGAATAGGTGTTGGGTCTGGCAATGTGCTCGATGGTGTATACACTGGTCGAGTATTCTTTTCGCGGGACTCTAGGTCACGGGGTTTACGATTTTCAGTCATTTGATTTCTCCAATTTTGCTACTTGAGCAGCGTATTGCTGCGGTGTGATTCCAAACTTCTTTGCCAGTGCCATAGCTCTGGGAGTCATTTGAACCTTCTTTGTACCTGATGAACGAGCAGCAGGTGCAACTACAGAGGTAGGTCTCTTGGAGGTCTCATTAGACCGTTGTCGCTCGTTTCCAAAAACTTCTGGAAACTTTTCTCTGACGCGAGCATCGATTTGCTCGAAGTATTCATCACTGCGCGGGTCGTAACCCGAATTCATCAGTTTTTTGTGCAGCCCTAATGCGTAGCTGGATACATCCTCGAACCCGTCTGCGCTAAACCACTGGTTTTTTGCTTGCCAGCGCAAGGTTTTTTCGTCTAGCTTCGGTTCGGGCGATTCGTATGATTGCGGTTGTACACGATTTTCTGATGTCTGTAAAGGGGTCTGTTTAAAATTGTTGATGGCATTGATTTTCATCTTTGCTTCTAACAATGACTCCTGTGCAGCCAAAATAGCATCTGCATCAAACGCTTCTTGAGCAACTTTGTACTGTTTACGGGCGTTATCAAGCTCATTCTCAGCCAGAGTTTTAGACTGGTCGATATATTGCTGACTGCCTGTATTCACGTACTGTTTAAGCTGGTTGTTTTCATCGTAAAGCTGTTGGGCAATACGCTCTAACTCCTGCTTTTCACGGGTAATTGACTCTTTGGCGCGTCGTTCGTCGTGCCGGACACGGGTTAATTCCTTGATTCGGCCCTTAACTTTGTCGGAATAAGACGACAGTTCATCGTCGGTGGGGTCAATTACCTCTTTGTCTAGGGGTTTTCGGCCTCGATCTTCTTCAGGAGTTTCATCAACAATCTCGATCTCTACCTCAGTAGACTCAATTTCGTTGTTTTCGTCCTGTTCATCCGGGAATTTAAAATCAGACATGTGTAATACCTCGTGGATCTTGAACGACACCTTCAATTTGGTCGTCATTGATTAAACGCATCTCCTTTCCGTACATCTTGAAGCGGGTTCCTGTGTAAGTACGTGTCATTACGAAATCTCCAGCCTTGCACCAAGGGCCTCCGGGGAATTTTGTAGTGTCTTTATACGCATCAGGTCCTACTTTGACCACAAAAAGTACGGTAGTTGTCTGCTCTTCACGACGCATAGCGTCAGAGGCTTTCACGAGGTTAGTACCATCGATAGTTTCGGATACGTCGGGGACGACGCATAGCAGCTTGTAGCCCACTGGCTCTGGAAGCTGGTTCGCTTTCTCTTCATTTGTCGCATCTTCAGCAGGCATTTCTGCCGGTTGAATCTGTTCAGGGAAACTAATCCCCGGTGGCAGGATAAGATCACTCATCTGATTGTTCAGCTTTCTTTAGCAGGGCCAGTAGGTAAGACTCGGCGAGGGCTAGGCCCTGAATAACCCCGCAAAGTTTTTGATACTCATCGAATGATTTACATGCTCCAGCCGCCAGATCGTCGGCGTAGTTGTTCATGTCCTTGCGTATTTCTTGGCGCAATACGTGTGCGAAGTTTTGGATCATTTTTCAGGTTTCTGTAGTTGATTAACTGACTGCATAGCAGACAGGGCTTGGTCTCGCTTGTCTTTAGCGATTTGTGCGCCGATTTGGATTCCGGCGTGTTCTTGGTTAAAGGTCTGCTTTTCTTGGCTTTCCTTGATCTGAGCACCAATCTGCGTACCTTTTAGCTGCATATCAGCTTGGATTTCGTCCCGCTTAATCTGGTTTGTGTCTGCTTTTGCGGCTGCATCTGTAACAAAACGCTTTTCTTCCAGTTGAAGTTTGGCTTGTTCAATCTGATATTTCTGGTTAACTTCCTGAGATTTAAGCTGTAACTCGCCCTGTTTAAGCTGGAGTTCCTGTTGTTGCATTTGAACTATAGGATCTTGAGCCTGCTGTTGGGCCTGCTGCTGGGCTGCTTGGGCTTGGTTCTGCTGGAGAACCTGCTGTGCAGCCTGAGCCATCATGGTTGACAAGGAAAGCTCAATTTGAGGAGGAAGCTTCTCATCTTCTGGAGGCATAGAGATTCCAAGCTGCTGCTCGATCTGCTGGCGATACTTAAATCCTGCGTGTTCTGCGATGTGAGCCATCAACGCCCCGGTGATCTGAGGGGCACGGGGATTCTGGCCTATCAACTGAGCCATTGAAGGATCTTGGGCAAAAGACATATGGACTTGTATATGGGCTTCGTGGTCTTGATAGAAGAAAGCTTTAATAGGTTCACCCTTCAGAACTGCCATGTTTTCCGTAACCGGATCCATTGGCTTCTGATCTTCTGGGAGTTTGACCAGCTTTTCTGCGTTCTTAATTCCAAGAACCTCCAGCATCCTGCGGTGTAGTTGTGGCATGTCATAGATGTCCGGAGCCATCTGAGCCATCTGGATAACAGCTTGGTACTGAACCACACGCTGACTCATGGTGGCTGCATTAGGATCGCTAACAGGAATGATCTCTACATAGTCGTAGTCAGCTTTTTTGGCGCTCTTGTCGCCCTTCTCAGGTTTGTAGTCGTAGTCTGGGTCGGTGTAATCTTTGATGATCTCAGCCATCT